GGCAGCTTGCCCTGACGGTCGCTCATCCCGACCATCAGCTTGACCTCGCGCACGGTTGCCTCGATTTTCTCCATCGTGGCGGCTCCGTCGAGGTCCGAGAAGGCTTGGATTTCGCCCCGGTCGTCCACCCCCATGTCGGGCTTCTCCTGCCACTTGGGCAGTCGTTCGAGGTCTTCGGGCTTCTTGATGGCCTTGAGGGGGTCGAACACCGTCCACTCCCAGTCGGGCGGGTTCCAGTCGTCGAAGTCGTAGCTCGCGTCCGCCAGCGCCTTCTGGAGTTCGGCCTCGTTCTCGGCCGCGATGGTGCAGTTCATCTCGCGGGTCAGGGTGACGTGGTAAATCCGCATCTTCATCTCCTCTACTTGCGTCCCGGCGGCTTGAGCGGCTTCGGCATCGAGTCCAGACCCCCAACCAGGCTCTTGTCCTTGACCGCAACCGGACGCGCCGGGGGGCGCTCCTTGTCGAGGTCGTGCCTGTCATACACCGAGTCGGCCCACATTCGTTGTTTTTGGCTTAGGCTAAGTTGACGGCCCGTCGCCACTTGGTCGTACATCGCCTGGAAGCTCGTCTGCTCGGAGGCGGTTAGCTTGCCGGGCGGCATCGAGAGCAGCGCGCGGAGCACCTGGAGGTCAGTCTTCTTGGTCTTCGGCATGGTTCGCCCCAGGTTTCTACACCAGCCGGTGTAAGAAGGGCTCATGGGATTTGCCCATCCCCCCGTGTCGCCCTGTGCCCTTCTGGCGCAACTGGGTGGCGCGACCTACGCGCCGCCCACCCTCCTACACCAACCTCGGGCGGTCCCGGTTTCCATCCCACCCCCCACGCTCGCGCTACCCATCGAGGAGCCTCCCATGAGCACGAACAAGGTCGAGTCGTCCGACCCGGTTGCGGCCCTGCTACAGGGCGCGCTGGAACGGCGTATCGAGGAAGAGACGGCCCTGCACCTCTGCGAGGTCGAGTCCCTACGCGGGTTCCTCGACGAGTTCGAGAGTCGAGTCCGCGCCGAGGTACGCCATCGAACACTCGCGGCCATGCTCGCGAGCGTCGGCGAGAAGACCCCCGGCTTCACAGACCCCTGCCCCGACATTGAGGGCAAGCTGAAGTCATCGCTCCGCGCCTTGCTCGGGCAGCTAGGAGAGCCCGACCCTTTCGTGGAGCCACCTCGACCGAATGAGGTCGTCGAGGTGGCCGAGCCTGAAGTCCTCACCCTTCCGCCACCCGTTGTCCAACTCGCTCCGCGCGTCATCCTGGAAGCCCCGACGGAGGTCATCGCGCTCGACAACCTCCGCCGAGCCCTAGCGGATAGGCCCGTCGCGCTCGTCGGCGGCATCGCCATCAACGAGAAGGTAGACCTGCTCCACCGGAAGTTCGACCTCACCGTCGAATGGCTTGAAATCGACTCTGGTTCTCCGCGCTCGACCGAGAACGCGCTTCGTCGCATCCGCAAGCGTAGCGTGGGGGCTGTCATCCTGCTTGAAGCGTTCCTGCCCCACAAGGCGACGGTTCCAATGGTCGAAGCCTGCAACGCTTCGCGTGTCCCGTGGGCCTATGGTGCCCGCGCCGGAGTTGGCACCATCACGACCGCGCTCCAGGAACTCGACCGAAAGACCAGCCCCAGCCAAGGATCGTTCTTTCGCCCCTCCTGAGTAGGATGCTTATCGACTTCACGGAGGGGGCCATCGTGGCGCTACCCCATGAGGAGCCGCGTACCCTCGTGCTCCGCATCGCTGACCACCCGGACTACGAGGGGTTCATCGCGGTCGGCGATGGCTTCTCGTCTCTGATGTTGCAGCCCGTCGAAGACGAGTCCTTCGAGCCCTTCAGGGTCTTCGAGCTTGTCGTCGGGCGCAGGCACCTGACGGGTACCGAGACGACGTTCTGGATTCACACCGCGCAGACCGACGGCACCGACCTGACGCGCGGGAGCTACTCCCTGACGCTCCAACACGAGGGCGGCAACGGTTGGTGGCTAGAGGTGCAGCAGGACACAACCGAGTGGGCGCACCAGTCTCACTTCGCGCTCTTGGGAGCGGTCTTCCGGGTGCCCTTGCCGGACTTCGACCCCGCTTTCGAGCGTGTCCCCGAGGTCGTCGAGCGCGAAGCCGACTGGGCCAAGCTCTCTTCGGACGACTCCTGACCGGGCAGAAGCTCGATTTCGATGAGGTCGAGTTTCTCGCTCGACCTCCACGGCCTGTCGAAGTTGATGGTCATCCCGCCTTCGGGGTGGCGGTCCCACGCGAGCCGGTGCCGGACGACCTGGAGGATGTCGTACATCACGCGGTTCTCGTCGCGGACCTCTCGCGACCGGATGCCCCAGTAGGAGTTGTCGGTCGCAAGTGCAGGCATGAGGTACCGGCGCGCGATGGTGAGCATCTGCTCGGCCATCTCACGGTTCTCTTGGGGGAGCTTGAAGCCGGGGTCCGCGACTTCGAGGATTTCCCGGAACTGCCCCATCGCAATCCGCTCGTGGAACTCGGTCGCCATGAGCAGCGCGTGAAGGTGGTCTTCGGTGAGGGTGAGCCGGTACTTGCGGGCCATGCCCGCTTTCTTACACCAACGCGGCGACCTCGAAGTGCATACCGTCCGGCCGACCGCCAAAGTGCCCGCCCCAGTAGAAGCCATGCTCGTTCGCGAGGGGCACGAGCTTGCGGACACTACCCCGAGCCCCGACGAGCGCCGGGGTCGCACCGAGCCCGTTCCACGGGACGTTGATGTCGAACGCCGTCCCCCATGCGTGGTTCGAGAGGTTCGTCCGCGAGCCACGGACGAATCGCGGTACCCAGGTTCCGGCCCACGAGAGAACGAGCGGCAGAAGGCCCGCTGCCTCCCAGGCCGCGAAGAGCGCCTGAAGCTGCGGGGCCGCTGCCTTGTGGAAGCTCACCCGGCCACCCTTCGGAGCGCCCGCTACCCCGACGAGTTGGGGCACCTCGACGGTCACGATGTTGGCGGCTGCCCACCCGTCCGTGATGGTGATGGCTTCGGGGTTCGCCTCTGTCGGGGCAGGGACGTACGCGAACTTCCCGAATAGCTCCTCCCGCCGCGCTTGGTTGACCGGCTTGAGGTCAGGACGGGGCGGCCAGTTCGGGCCAACGACTTCCGTGCTCGAATCCTCGACGCCGGGGAACCCGAGCCCGAGCGCGACCCCGTAGGTCTTCGGGCCAACGACGCCATCGGCCGTGAGCCCGTTGGCCTTCTGGAACCCGATGGTCGCCTGGTAGGTGTCGTCGTCGAACTTCCCGTCCACGACGACCCGGTAGAACCCCTGGCCGGTCAGGAACGTCTCCCACGAAACAACGGAAATGCCCTGGTCACCTTTGCGCAGCGTCTTCATCGTCCACCTCGTGCTACGAAACGGGCGACAACCCGCTCGGCCGCTACCTTGGGCATCCGTCGAGAGAGAGCCTGCTCGACGAGAGCCTCCAATCCGCGCGCATCGCCTGCAAGCGTGGGGTCGTCAAGGAGGAACTGCCGAGCTAGCCCGGCTACCTGCTGCCGTTCCTTCGGGGGCACCCCGTACTCCTCGAAGAGCCTCGGCTGATTGATGGGCGGCTTCACGAGCGCATCCACGAACGCCTTGCCCTCGGCGTCATCCAGCGAGAGCAGGATGCCTCGGAGGCGCTTCTGGCCCGCCTTGTCGAGGAACCCGATGGGCGTGCGGATGGCCCACCCGAGGTCGAGGAGGTCGAGTAGCAGGAGGGCTTCCTTGTCAGAGAGGCTCCGGCCCATCGCTGCCGCGAAGCCCGGCTCCGCCTGCATCATCTCGCGGAGCACGTCGGCGAGCCCGAGGTCTTGAAGCAGGGCGGTGGACTTGCGCGGGTTCGGAGCGTCGAGGATGTCCTCGGTGACGATTTTCCGCACAGCGTCCCAGGGCATCCCCTTGAGCTTCGGAGCGTTCTTGCGGATGCTCGCCGCCATGTCGGGCGGCACCTTGAAGCCGTACTTGGCGACGAACTTGATGGCCCGCAGCATCCGGGTCGGGTCGTCCGAGAACGTCTTGTCGGGGTTCACGGGCGTTCGCATGACCCCTTCCGAGAGGTCTTTGCGGCCACCGAGCATGTCGATGACCTCGGCCTTGTCGGGGCCTTCCGCGAGGTCCGAGAGCCGCCAGAGCAGGGTGTTGAACGTGAACTCGCGCCGCACGAGGTCTTCCTCGATGGTCGCGGGCTCGACGAGGTGCGGCTTGTAGCCCTTGCCCGTCTCGCCGCCGTAGGACTCCTTGCGGGCGTTGGCAATCTCGATGGTTTCCCCGGTGTTCTTCGGTCCCGCCATCGAGTAGCCGTCGAGAACCCACGAGGGGTCGATGGAGAGGATGGCGACCCCGTAGTTGTTCGTGGTCAGGTTCGTCTTGGCCGGGATAGCCTTCGCGACCTGCTGGGCGAACCACTCGGAGTCGTGTCCGGCGGCCACCGAGTCAATCACCACGTCGATGTCCTTGATGGGCTGGTCGATGAGGAAGTTGCGCACCGCGCCGCCCACCACGTAGACGTGTTCGGCCACCCCGAGGCGCTTGGCGACCCCCGAAAGGAACTTCATGAGGGCGATGGAGCGCCCGTGGGCGTCCTGGTCGGCGGTGCTCTTGAACATTGTCCTACCTAACTGAGAAAACGAATCGCTACCTTTGCGTTCACGGGCAGGGCCAGGAGGCGCGCATACCCGGCAATCTCTTCGTCCGTGTATCCCAGCAAGCGGCTGAACTCCACGCTCCCGTAGACCCCGCCGCGCTCTAGGTAGTGGATGAGCGGTCGGGCGTCGGCTTCGCACTTGGCGAAGATGTCCACACCCTTCACGTTGCAGGTGAAGAGCCCGAGTTGCTTGGCGCGCACGAGGTCACGACCCGAGTCGCCTTCGACCCCGACGAGGCAACGGCCCGAAAGCACGTCTTCGAGCGTGTGCTGCCGGGCAAGGCACTCCTGGTAGAGCGCCTGATAGTCGGAGAGGTTCATGTTGTGGGCTCCGGGTTCAGGACGAGCGGGAAGGTCACGATGAGCTTGTCGTCCTCGTAGTCGCCTCCCCATAGTACGATTTCCCCAACGCCCCACTCAACCTTTCGGATGGGGATGTCGGCGGGACGTTCGCCGCCCGGTAGCATCGCGAGCGTGACGTGGGGCCGGTAGTCCGGGAACGTCTTGGAATACTCGATGCCCGCCGCATCGAACGCCCCCTTCAACTCTGCTCGGAGGCGGAGGAGGTCGTTCGAGACGATACGGGCCACGACCGGAACCGTGCCGTCGGGCTTCGGCGGGAAGCTCGTGATTTCACTCGTCTCAACCGTGAAGGGCGGGGTTCGGGAGACGACTTCGTAGATGGGCGAGAGTGCGTCCGAGAGCTTATCGACGGGTATGTCGTCACCCAGGTAGAAGAGGGTGACGTGGTAGCTGGAGGTCGGCTTGGGGTCGCCAGGCACGTCCACGGAAGCGAGCAGCCGACTGATTTCATGGGGCACGGCGATGCCGAGGAAGGACATAACGACTCCTTACCCCTAACGGCGCACAAGTGCCCTAAGCCTCGATGGGTGAGGGCATCGCGTGAAGTCGGACGACCATGATGTCGGGGTATCCGAGACGGTATGCCTTGATGACCCGGTGGTAGCCGTCCGCGATGTCGCCATCGGGCGTCATGATGATGGGGTAGGAGAGGTCGGCTTCCTCGACCCGCCGCGCGTGGTCGAGAATCTCCCGCACGGTGAGCCGTTCACCTTCCTCGGCCCATGCGTGGCTGTCGAGGAGCCCCTCCACGTCGAGGTCGGCGAGCGGCACGCGCTTGGCGGTCTGACCTTCGACGGCTTGCCAAAGGTCTTCGACCGCCCATGTGTGCTCGCCGTCCGAGTACGTCTGCACGGTTAGACGGCCCGGACGTACCGGCGCGCGACCCGCGACTTCATGCAGGGGCAGTCGGAGCCGCACCCGCAGTCACAACTGCCGCCACCGCAGCTTCCGCCGCAGTTGCCCCCGCATTGGCAGGGACCGCTTGCCTCGATGATGCGGTGAAGCTCGCCGCGAACCTCGTCCGCGTGCTCGCCGAGGGCCTCGTAGAACCGCTCGGCCACCTGCTCGGGCATCCCGGCCATCTCCATGTCGCGGATGCCGTCCCGCATCCTCTTGCCACGGTAGGCCGAAGCGAGGTCGTTCACAAGCTCGTGGTCGATGAGCCCGTGGGCTGTCTTCTTCTTAGCGTCCTCGTCCGCACGGTCCATCTGGTCCCTCACCTTTTCTGCCCACGTCTTACCGGGGTCGCCTCCCCAAAGGAGCCACGCGACGTGCCCCTTGTCTTTCCAGGGGGTCGCCTTGTTCTCGGCGGAGATACCCTTGTTCTTCTCGTGCCGTGAGAAGAACGCGCACATTTGCCGGATGACCTCGGGGCTCACGTTCGTCCGGTTCTTGAGGTTCGTGGCCCGCTGCACACCGGAGCCAATGCCCTGCTTGGACGCCTCGGCGGGCGTGAGGCCGCCCTTGTCGGACGGGTTCGCCTTCTTGCGGTACTCCAAGCCGCGCTCCGCCGCGTCGGCGACGGACTTGGGGGGCTTGAAGTCGATGTGGTCGTACTTGTCGGCGGACAGGCGGAGCATCACCTTGGCCGGTGTATAGGAGGAACCGTGACCACGAAACATCCTCTGCGCCGCGAGAGTATGCTGCCCGACTTCCTCATCGAGCGTCTGCGACGCTGGGAACGCCCGGTCGCGCAGGAACAGCCCCGACTCGAACTCCCCCTGCCGTATCCGCCCCCGGCCACGCAGGTCCAGCGGAAGGACGATGACGAGCGCGACCGAGGCGTCTGCATCATCGACCTTGGCGCTTGACCCCCGTCAAGGCCCCACGGTAGGGTCGCCCTCGGGCCGCTCCTGGCCCACACCACACACACGAGGTTCATCATGTCCGACAACAGCAAGCCGTTCGAGATTCGTGCCTCCCTCCTCCACCTGGCGAAGGAGGTTCTCTCGCAGAACGCCCACATGGCGTTCGAGAGCGCCAAGGCGCAGGGTCGCCCGGCCGACTGGGCCGCCGTGACCACGGAGGCCATCATCGAAGAGGCCGACAAGCTCTACAGCTTCGTCTCGAAGCGGTAGCGCGACGCCGAAACGGCTCTCGGAGGCCCAGCGGGTAATCCCCTGCTGGGCCTCTGTGTTTCTCCTGTTCCTTCGACTATGCCTCGGGGGAGAAACCGAGGGAGCCATGAAGGGTCAGCACGTCCTATCTGTCGCGCAAATCACAAACACCGACATCCACACGGTATTTACGTACGCTGACCACCTGTCGCGTATGCGGCCCGCCGAGTACCGCGAGGTGCTCACCGGGCTCACGCTCGCCTGCATCTTCTACGAGCCCTCGACCCGCACGTCGTCGAGCTTCATCGCGGCCATGTCGAAGCTCGGCGGCAACGTCATCCCCATCACGCAGGGGGTGCAGTTCAGCAGCGTCTCGAAGGGTGAGACGCTCGAAGACACTATCACGACGCTCGGCCAGTACGCGGACGCCATCGTTCTGCGGCATCCCGAGACGGGTGCCGTGAAGCGCGCGGCCGAGGTCAGCCCCGTGCCGGTCATCAACGCCGGAGACGGCATCGGAGAGCACCCGACGCAAGCCCTCCTCGACCTCTACACCATCCAGCGGGAGGTCGGGCGGCTGGAGAACCTGCACGTCGCCTTCGTGGGCGACCTTGCCTACGGGCGCACCGTTCACTCGCTCATCCGGCTCCTCGCACGCTATCCCGGCATCCGGTTCAGCCTCATCTCGCCCGAGATGCTCCGTCTCAGCCAGACCGTCCACCCGGACATCCCTTGCGAAGAGGTCTTCGTGCGCAGCGGGCTCCACGAGGTCGCCGACCTGCTCGGCGACGCGAACGTGGTGTACATGACGCGCGTCCAGAAGGAGCGGTTCCCCTCGCTGGAGTCCTACGAGGCCGTGAAGAACTCGTGCCTGCTCACCCCCGAGTTGGTGGCGTCCCTGCCGAGGCAGACCAAAATCCTCCACCCGCTCCCCCGCGTGAACGAAATACCCAAGGAAATCGACGCCGACCCGCGCGCCGCGTACTTCAGGCAGGTCAAGAACGGGCTCTGGGTCCGTATGGCAATCCTTGCGGCGATTTTCGGCAAGTAGCCGTTGGTAGCCGCACGGCTCACCTCGTAGAGGGGGTATGCAGACCGGAATCAAAGCGCAGGGCCACAAGGATTCAATCGGAAAGCTCGTGGTTCAACGCCACGGGCATCGGCGCGGCGTGAGCCGCGCCGCGTACCACCGGGCCGAGAAGGCTCTGGAGACGGTGGTCCGCCGCGCCGGTAAGAAGGCGTGCCAGGAGGTGGCGTGATGCTGCCTGGCGAAACCATCCTCGGAGGTGCCCCCTGCACCTGCTCAGACTGCGGCGTGAAGCTCGTCCTCCAAGTCTGCCGCTCGGCGGCGGGCTACTACCTCGGCACCTACTGCGACTGCGGGCCTTACTCCCGCGAGTCGGATTACTTCGACACCCGTGAGGAGGCCGAGGCCGCCCTCACTCCCGCCCCGGAGGTGCTGTCGTGACCTGGACGGTGTTCTGCTCGGACGCCGACCGCTCGACGGCTCTGAAGCTCGCGCGGGGCTCCTACCAGAAGGGGCTCCTGCTCGGCTACGAGGCGTGGTCAGGCTCCACCCTCAAGGGCAAGGCGAAGGAGTGGTCGGGGCAGTACAGCCGGTCCCGCGACTCCCTGCTCACTCGTCTCCGTCGGGCCGGACTCGAACTCGCGTTCGAGACGGTCAATCGCCGCAAGGTGCTGGTGGTCGGCACGAACCGCCCCTCCGACTGGGAGCGTCTCATCGACGCCGACACCGAGGATGCGCTCGACCAAGTGCGCGAGCCCGCGTACGTCGCCAAGGTCTACCTCGACGAGAACCACCCGGACGCCTTCCGGGACTTCCCGGCGAAGCCCGAGAAGCCCTCGTTCATGCCGGATGCCGTCGAGTGCCCCCGCTGCAAGGGGCACGGGGCGTGGAATCTCGACCTCAACTGCTACCCGCTCCACGGGTACGAGGACACGCCCGAGAACCGGCACCGCTACGGGCACTTCAAGGCAGGCTGCCCTCAATGCGGCGGCCACGGCTGGACGAACGACGTGGCGTGCGTCCACGACTTTGCCGAGGTCGGCTCGGTCGCGATGTTCCAGCACGTCCACCGCTGTCACAAATGCGGGGTCGAGAGGGTCTACGACTCGACGGGCTGACCGTCCCGTTCGGCGCGCGGAACCCGCGTTGGTAACTCGACCCCTCACCTCGTAGGAGCAGCATGGTCCCGCGCGAAGTTCAGAGCCGCCAGTTCACGCTCGACGGTCAGCCGACGAGCATCATCGAGTTCATCGTCTGCAACGTCGAGTGCGGGCACTTCGACGTGGCCGACATCGAGGAGATTCGCCTCCTTGGGGTCGGCGAAACCATCACCTACGGGGGCGGCGCGTCCGCTTCCTTCACGCTCACGAGGGTCGCATGAGTCAGGTCAAGTTCAAGACGAGTTACCAGGGTAAGCCGTGCGAGGTCATGGCGGGGTGGGACCGCCCCTTGGCGGAGTTCTACATGACGCTCTTCGACCTCGACCCCGAGGCCGACGACGAGACGTTCTGGAGCGCCATCGCGTTCCCGTCCGACGTGGACCGCAAGAGCACGCTCCGGCTCCGCACGAAGCTCGTCGAGTTCGGCATCACGCCACCCGACGGCTTCTGGGAGCGCGTCGAGCGGCGCGAGGCCAACGTCACTCACGTCCTCACACCGACGGGGTGGGAGAGCTACTAGCGTCGCCCGTGATGGTGACGCGGGGGAGCACGACGATGCGCTCTGCGGGCTCCGGCACACTCGGCTGTCGGAGCACGGCGAGCGGCCCCTCGTGGCTCACGAGGTAGCAGAGGGCGGGGTCGGTGAGCACGTCTCGGAGGAGCTTCTGCTCCCCATCGACCCGGCAGACCTCGGCAACCGTTCGGTGAATCTGCGAGTAGTCCGCGTGAGCGTAGTCGTGGCCGGTCGCGCTCGGCTGGATGGTGCTGTAGGGCAGGCCCGAGTCGCAACGGTAGCCCTTGATGCCCTGGTAGGTCGTCCCGACGAAATGCCACCCGTAGTTCAGGGCCTTCGTGGTCGCGCCCTTCAGTTCGTTCGAGATGCACCAGTATTTGCCCACGGTATCGACCAGGGGATTGGCCGAGGCGTCGTACCCGGCGACCTTCGCGAGCGCGGCATCGACCCGCTTGCTGTGAGCCAGCATGGCTTCGGTTGAGGACGTGATGGGTTGTGGGCTCGGGCCAATCCGAAACGCGGCCCGGTGGTAGCAGAGGTCGGCAATCTTCGGGGTCATCAGCATCGCGCCGGTCACGTCAGCCATCTGCTGCGAGAGCCGGGCCGACACGTTGACCCGGACGCCCTCGATTTTCAGGGCGTCGGCGAGCACGTCGAACTCGATGGTGTGGCCCTTCTCCTCCCAACTGACCGTCGTCCAGGAGCACTCGTAGTCTCCGGCTTTCACGGCATCGAGGATGTAGGCTTCACGGGCTGCGAGGTTGGAGGGGAACGTCATGCCCCTCCGGCCGCGCAAGAGGATTAGATGCTCGTCTGGAGCGTCATGTAGAGTTCGCCGACGGCGTTCGGCGCGGGGGCTTGCACGACGCTGCCGACGTAATACCCGTTCGGTGCGCGCGGGTCACCGGAAGCCGTCCACTCGTCCTCGTTCGTCCACCAGCCTCGAAGCGAGAAGAGAAGCCGCTGCCCGACCGTGTAGACGATGGGGACCAACGGGCCGCCACCCGTTCGGGAGGCGTATGTGAACTGCTCGAACGTCCGGGTCGCCATGAGCCACCCGCCCACGCCGAGAACCCCGTAGCCATAGGTTGGCTGCTGCTCAACCATGCTGATGAACTGGTCGGCGGGCTCGTTCGAGCCCCAGAGCATGATGCCCCCGTAAAGCCCATCCGAGTAGGTCACGAGGAACTCGTCACGCGGCGAGTCCACCCACTTGACCGCTTGGCCCCCTTGCCAGCCCCCGGCCCGCATGGCGTCATCGACCATGACCGTGAAAGCGTCGCCCTTGAAGAGGACGACCACATCGCGCGTGCGTGCAAGCTCGGGCATCGTACTAGGGGCTCGTCTTAGAAGGAATCTCCGCCGAGGAGCCTATCCCACCCGTTGCGGAACTCGGGGAACTCTGCCTTCACGATGGCGATGAGGTGCTCGCATTGAGCCTGCGAGAACCGGCCGATGTTCCCCTCCTCACGAGGGAGCTTCATCTTCCAGGCGAGCCAATCGTACGCCTGGTCGGCCGTCATCCGAGCCGTCTCGCCCTTCCAGAGGCGGTCGAACGTCTCGTGGGCAAGCCGTCGCCAACGGCGCGTCTCGGCGTTCCCAGGCACCCCGGAGGGGCTTCCGTCGGGCCGGGCCGAATGGTTGCCCCGGCATCCGTCAGCGCGGCGGCTGCATTGGTAGTAGGGGCCGTAGTCCCCTTGTCGGAGCCGCATGAGCGCGCCGCAGTCGCCGCAGGGGAGGTCGAAGCGTTCCTTGGGGAGGTGGGCGACCGAGGTATCGCCAAAACCCACGTCGTCAATGGCGTCGGTGGACATGGTTCTCTCTTACACCGAGGCCCACGTCATCGCGGCCAGAACGTCGCTCGCGAGCTTGGGGTTGGTTCGGCGCAGGAGCGGAGCGTTCCTTGGGTCGAAACCGAGGATGAGCCCGACCGGGATTTCCGTGAACTTGGCCCACCGCACCGTCGCCTGCATGAGGTGGTGAAGCTCGCGGAGGTACGGGCGGCTGTCGGAACGACACCCGGCGTCGAGGTCGTCGAACACGAAGGCCGTCTTGCCAACCACGCCATTCTGCTCGGCGAGCGTCAGAAGCAGGATGAGAAGGTCGAGCCTCTCGTCGGTCGAACCGGGTGAGCGACGAACGCCTACCTCGTCGAGCACGCGCGCGTCAGCGGGCTCGGGCTCCATCGTCATCCAACGAACGATGAGGTCGAGCCTCTCGGCCACTTGCTCCTCGGGTGCCCCTTCCACGGCAAGGAAGCGCAGCCCCATGAAGAGCCTCAGCAGGTCATGGACGAGATGGTAGGGCCTGTCCACCATGCTCCTCAGAGGTTCGTCGATTACGAAGTCTTCGACCTGCGCGAGAGCCCAGAACCAGCGCCAGAACGTGGGAGCCGTGCGCGCCACCGGAAGCGTCTCCAGACACTCGGGGAGCACGGGGAGACGACGTAGCCGGTCAGTCCAGTCGGCAAGCGGCCCTCTCAGGAGCCATGTCCTCATGTGCTGCTGGTCGATGGCGCAGAAGGCTTCGAGTCCCCGATAGAACCCAGCACGAGCCTGTGGGCTGCCCCCAGGAACGGTCAGCACCGTGTGCGGGTGCGTCCCGATGTCCGCGAACCAAGCTCGCGCGGCCTCTGCCTTTGGAAGGACGGGCTCGCGTTCGGGAGGACGCTTGCGCGGGACGTGTCCGAGAACGCGCCAGTCGTCGTCTAGGTCAGAGGTCTTCGTCGTCACGAAGGAACGCATACACCGGAAGCTGGGCGTCGGTGAGCCACTTCGGCAAGGTGTCGTCATCTGCCTCGAACCCGTAGACTACCCAACGCTCGGGCTCGGGAGTCGCGGGCGTGACGCGACTCCCGATGAGCAGCGCCCGGTAGAGCTTGCCCAGGTGTTCGGCGACCCGCACCTGCTTGGTCGTCTTACATCGAGTGAACATCTCGCTTGCGATGCGACGGATTTGCTCGGTTGCCCACCCCGATAGCTCACGGGGCACGAACAGGAACACCTCTCCCTCATGGGCCTGTGCGAGCGCGAGCAACAGAACGGCCTCGAAGAGCAGGGCCTTCTGTCGTTCCGTTAGCCCCCTCGGCCACGCGAACCCGCGCTTCGTGGGGGCTCCCTCGAAGAGGGGCAGTTGTTCGGGGTCGGGCTGCACTTTCCCAAGCACTCGCTGGAGGTTCATCGCCTGCTTTCGCATCGTCCCCAGCTTTTACACCAATCCGGTGTAAGAAGCCCCCTCGATTTGTTCGCGTCCTTGGGGTCGGACCCCAAGCTCTGACCCCAAATGGGCAGAAACCCCGTGCAAACAGCATACCAAATGCTTACCTAAGCGCCGAAACTTCTTATCGGGACCCATAGGGTCTGCGCAGTTTGCTTGCCTTACTGGTCAGAGCCGGTTAGAACCCGGCCCAACGAAACAGAATGGCCCCTTGGGGGTCAGCAAGTACGACCCATCTGGAGGTGTCCGTTGCAACAGTACATCGCATGGTTGATGGCCTTCATGCTCTCGAAGGCTCCCGTAGACCGCCCGCACTACATCCCGGAAGCGAAGGAGACACCGGCCGATACGAGGGTTCGCTACGAGCAGATTGCCAACGACATCGCGGAAGTGCTCAAGACCGAGCGTCCACTCTTCAAGGGTAAGGACGGGAAAATCCGAACTTCGTCGGTCATCATGAGTGTCATGTTCCACGAGAGCGGCTTCCGTCGCGACGTTGACCTCGGCCTCGGCAAGCTCGCCAAGGGGGACAACGGCAACAGCGTGTGCATGATGCAGTTGAACATCGGCAAGGGGAAGACGATGAAGTGGAACACCGTGCAGGACCGTGCGGCGCTCCCGAGCGACCCTCCGTCCGAGGTCCAGGAGGGCTGGACGGCCAAGGAAATCCTCGCCGACCGGAAGAAGTGCATCCGAGCCGGGCTGCGCGTACTGCGGCTATCCTTCGGGGCGTGCTCCTCGATGCCCCAGAAGGACTGGCTCCGAGTCTACGCTTCGGGCTCGTGTCAGGGCGGCGCGAAGGAGAGCGCCAGTCGGATGGGGCTCGCGATGAGGTGGTATTCGGCACACCCGCCGGGCTTCGATGACTCGGTTCTGCTGCCTCCGGCCGCTCCGCCGTCTCAGCCTGCTGCCCCGCCTCAGTCCACGCCTTCGGCGACGGCTCCAACCACGCAAGCCTTCGGGCCGGTCACGCTCACGGACAAGGATATGCTCGCCCGTCTGCTTCAGAACTACGTCGGGAAGTAGCGGAACGTCTTATCGACTCGCACCTAACAGGTGAACCCATGAAGCCCGACCTCCTTTCCCTCAAGGCTCGCGTCCTCGCCGCCCACACGCGCGGCTACAAGGTCGCGTGGGCCGAGCAATACGTCGAAGACCTTGGTGGCAAGGCCCCGCCGGTCGGTGTCGCCCCGAACTCGACGGAGCATCTGCTCTATCTTCTCACGCTCGCTGAAGAAAACGACGCTGCTCCTGTGACGCAGGAGTCGCCGACGCTCGCGGCCCCGGTCCAGGCAGAGCCCGTCGCAGAACCCACCCCGGAGCCCGTCGCGGAGCCTGTTCAGGTCGCTACGGAGGAGACTCCGGCCGAGGCTGCACCCGAGGCTGCACCCGAGGCCCCCGTCGAGGGGAAGAAGTCGAAGAAGTCGAAGAAGTAGTCCTCGACTCTCGGCACGTCCTACGGGCGGAGGAACGGTAGCGCGGCTGCCGCCTTCGCCCGTAGCTCTTCTAGCGTCCCGGTGTTCTCGACCACGAGGTCGAACACGTCATCAGGGATGCCAGCCTGCTCGGCCTCGCTCGCGTGAACACCAGCCGCACCCGAGAGCCCGGCCCCCGGACGACGGATGCGGACGAGCTTGCCGCCCGCCTGACGGATGCCTTCAATCTCGTTGCGGAACCGCACGTCGGGGATGGCGACGTGCTGCACGCTCAGGTGCGAACGGAACAAGCCATCCTTCGGGTTGTACAGATGGTTGCCCTGCCGCAGAGTAGCCGCCACGCGCAGCGCGTACTCGACCCACACGTTCCCGTAGCAGTCGCGGCCCCATTCGGTCCCAAGCTGCTGGAGCGCGTAGCGCGGCGTGAGGTAGCCGAGGTAGTGGTCGCACCGGAACTCGCACGTCTGACACCCGTGGCACTTCGCACGGGGGTAGCGGAGGTCCGGCTCGTTCCGCTTCTCGGAAGGCCCCCACAACTGCTCATCCGAGAAGTCGAATACGTCCCGGCAGATGCGCTTGAGGGGGTCGGCGAGGCTGACCACGACGAACCCGTGGTCTTCGACGAGGAACCGCGCGAACGTGTCTTTGCCCGAACCGGCCAAGCCGGAGATACCCAGAATCATGGACTAGCCTCCCATCCGGCGGCATCGGCATCGTCCGCCTCAGACACGAACTCGGGGATGCGCCCGTTCTCGGCGAGCTTCTTCATGAGCTTCTCGACGCGCGCGAGAGCGGCCTCGGTAGGCGGTCCCGTCCGGCTTGGGCGAGGCAGGATGCTCGCCATCCAGAACGACTCGGTGGGCGTTAGCTCGCCAGGCCCCTTCTTGAACCAATGCTCCGCGCCCGCCGCTGCCCCGTACTGGTCAGGCCCGAACTCGACGACGTTCAGGTACAGTTCGAGGATTTCGTCCTTCTGGTAGCAGGATTCGAGCGCCTGCGCGAGTAGGAACTCCTGGGCCTTCCTGCCGAGCGTCTTCTCGCGGGTCAGCCAGAGGTTCTTGACCAACTGCATCGTCAGGGTCGAGCCCCCGCGTAGGAAGCGCCCCTGCTTCAGGTTGTCGGTCAGGGAGTTCGCGAACGCTTGCGTGATGAACCCCCGGTGACTCGCGAAGCCGGGGTCTTCGAGCGCGGGGACGGCCACGGGCATGTGCCCCATGAGCCCGATGGGCATCCACCCCTTCGTTCCTCGCCCGCTCGTGCGCTCGAACCGCTCACCCTTCGAGGTGTAGGCCATGTACCGGAACGCGCGCCGGAGGTTGGGCATCGTCGAGCACGTTGCCTTGCAAGCAGACTTGATGGTGAGGCTTGGCTTCGGCCGCAGCGTGACCCGGAAGCTCGTCGAGCCCGTGAGCTTCATGGTGTCGAGCGGGGGCGTCTGGAGCGCCTTCGGGAGCGCCGAGGCCCACGTCTGGCAGGGCTCGTCCCCCCAGACGGTCAGCGTGTCGGGCTCGACGTGGATGGTGCTCGGGCCGACCTGGACGGTGACTTCCTTGCCGCGCGTCACGGCCACGTCCTCGATGGTCGTCCAGTCGGGTGCGAGCCACGGGTGCTTGGTCCGCAGGGTCGCGAGCTTCAAGCTGTCCGTCTCCCCATGCTGGGCCTCGACGCCCGTAGCCTCAACCGGGAGCGTCTGCCCTTCGAGCGTCACGGTGGTCGTGACGGACTTCACCTTCGCACTCTTGCCCTGGATGTTGACCTCGACGCCAGTCGCGACAACCGGCCCGACCTCGACCCCCTGCACGGGTAGCTCGGCGGCCGACACCTTCTCGGCGGTCGCCGAGGTGCCGTCACGTTCGACACACCCGTCCTCGACCGTGAGCGGTGGGGATACGACGACGGCGGTCTTGAAGCACACCCGGCTGCCCTCCAGGCGGGCCTCTGTGAGCGTTGCCTGATGCTTGCCACGCTTGACGCGGACGGTGAGCCCGGAGGCTTCCAGGGTGCGCTTCTGCGCCTCCCCGGTGCCTTCTCGGCGCGCATCGAGGTCAACCTCGATGTCCCCGCCCACGACCGTTAGGCGAGTGCGCTCCCAGTCGGAGGTCACACGGTCGAGCTTACCTTTGACCCAACCACGGTCGAAGCCGACCCCCGTGAACGTCAGGGTGCCTTCGCCCCAGGTGACCGCGACCTCGCTGAACGCCACGTCGGGAAACCGGCGTTCGACCTGCCATCGGACGATGCGGGGGAACGACAGGTAGGCTCCGAGGGCGCACACCGCGAGAGCCGCGAGCGCCCAGGCTAGCTTCTTCATGCCCGCTTCTTACACCGCCCCGAGGGCAAGGTAAGAGCCGGAAACGACGAAGGGCGACCCCCACAAGCAGGGTCGCCCTCGCCCAGGCTGCCAGACCGGCTGGGAACGGTACGAGGCGGAGAGCTACGGTCCATCCTCGGTTCGGCTACGTCGCTGTGTGGTAGGTCGCCCCCCTCCACCATCGCGGGAGTGGCTGGCCGTAGCGCCACTCCTATCTCTTGGCCCCACTTAGGCGAGGGGCTTGGCTCTTCTCATACCCCCTCTACGTGATGAGGGGGCCGGTTACCAACGGGCTCCCGTCAGATTTTCACCTCGACCTCGCGCATCTCGGCCTTGCACTCGACCGACGCGCCGCCGACCGTGATGGTCATGGTGTTCTCGTCCAGGCTCGCGAACTCCGAGAACCAGACCTGCCCGACGATGAGCGTGAAGGTCGTCTCGGCGATTTCGCGGATGAGCGTGCGCGTCCGGTCGGTGGCGGCTTTCGTCTGCCCGTCAAGCCACGCCTCGAACAGCTTGGGCTGGTCGGCTGCCGTCTTGTAGGCATCGGACGCCAGGAACGTGTCCACGGCCTCGATGGCCGCGCGCATGAGCGCGGTCGGGGCGTTGACCTTGTTCTTCGCGATGTTTTCGCGAGCGACCTTCAGGGTCGGGAGGCTGGAGAGGCCCTTCAGGCTCGTCTTCAGTTCCTTGCCCATGTAGAAGTCGGTCGCCTCGGCCTGCACGGCCTTCGGGTTGAAGCCCGAGTAGTCCGTGAAGCCCTGCTCCTTCAGCCAGTTCGCGCCGTCGTCGCCGTAGAGGGCCGCGAAGCCCTCCGACTTGCGGGGGAACTGCTCCTTCTTGATGGTGTTGTAGACCTTCGCCTCGGCCTGCGCGACCGTGAGGGCGTACTGCTTCTCGAAGAACTCCTTGGCCGACACCTGCTTGACCATCTGGCGGTTGATGACCGGCAGCTTGTCGAGGTTCGCGAAGACCGTGCCGTCGTCGAAGAACTCGAAGGCATCGGCCGACGCTCGGCCGTCCGCTTGCGCGGCCTTCAGGTTGTTGCGGGTCGCCTCCGTGAGCGTGCAAGGCAGCACCTTCACGTTGACGAGCCCGTCCTTCACGATGGCGTAGTTGCGGTACACGAAGGTATCGAACTTCGCCGGGATGCCGTTCGGCGGGTTGCGGGACGCGATGTCCACGGTGCCGGGGCGCTTCACGAGGACGCTGATGTTCGGGCGGTCCTCGTTGTAGGTCAGGTTGCTGACCGAGTAGCCCTCGGGCGACGGCGTGCCCTGGAACTTCAGGGCCTCGGGCTTGTTCGTGATGGCGGCGATTTGCCCGGCCAACTCCGCGACTTTCTTGGCGTCCTTGGTCTTGCCCATCTCCTCGGTGAGCTTCTGGACCTCGGCCTGCTCCTCGTCGGTGAGCACCTGCGAGGCGTCCGTGCGGCCACGACCGATGCGGTTGTACCGGAACTCCGAGTGCTCCAGCAGGAGCCGGTTGCCGTTGTCGTCCGTCAGCGCACGGAGGAAGTCGAGCACCGTGTAGGCGTCCTCACGGGGGACTCGGTTGGGGTCACGGCCCTTGGTGAGCCGCTTGCTCGCGTCGAACGCGGCAGCCTTGGCGGAGTCCATGAACGCCGAGTACGCCTGCTTGCCGAAGAGGCCCGCGAACTGCTCGATGAAAGCCACGTCGCCCGTGACCTTCAGGAACGGGAGAATCACGTCCGACTTCATGCGGGTCGAGTAGAGGCTCATGGCCCCGTATGCCGCACCGAGCACCGGAGTCACGTCCGTCTGGACGGTTCCGACGCTTGACGGCGAGACGTAGTAGACCTCGGTCAGCCCCTCGGGGACGAGCACCTTGTCGCCCTGGAGCCCGAACGTCACGAGGTCGCCGTCCACGAGCGCGTACGCGAACCCGCCGATGGGGTCGCCGGGGATGGTGACCTCGACCCGCTTGCCGCCCATGATTTTCTTCGCCATCGCGGCCTCGAAGGCGGGCTGGTAGCTGTCGAAGTCCTTGGCGTGAATGAGGGAGCCACCGGCCTTCTCGGCCATGCTCGTGAGCAGCGGACGGTCGGCGTAGTAGCCGTACTCCACGAAGGTCGCGGCGGCGAGCGTCCCGGCAGCCGTCTCGACGGCCTTCAGGATGTCGGCCTTCGGCCATTGGTTGTCGCAGCCGTCCGACATGAAGAAGAGGCTGAACACGCTACCAGGACGAGCCTTCGCGATGCGCGCAGCGAGCTTCTCGACCTCCAGGAGGGGCTCCTTGAACCCCGTCAGGCCGACCGGCTTGAGCCAGCGGTCGATGGCCTTCTCGACATCTTTGAGGTCGGCGAGCGTCGAGACGGGCTCGTTCTCGATGAGCGTCCCGAACTGACCCTTCCCGCTGAACCACACGACCGAGAGCGTGTCCTGCTCGGCGAGGAGCTTCGGGAGCTTCTTCTTGAGTTGCGTCCTGATTTCGGGCAGTTCCCCGTACATCGACCCCGAGCAGTCGATGACGACGATGTGGTTCGTGGGGCTCGCGACCTCGGTGGTGGCGGGCTTCGCTTCGAGGGGCTGGGAGATGAGGAAGAGCTTGTCTGCGATTTTGTAGCTGGTGTTGTTGGGCATTTGCGTCTGCGCCTCCTAGTGGCCCCGCTCTCTTACACCGGGGCCTCGGGTTTCCTTCGATAGATTTTCAGGGGGCGAACCCATGCCGCCCCCGCGCCCAGCACTCATCATTCGCCTTACCCACACGGGTCTGTACGCCGATGGGCGACCTAACGTCAGCCCCGTCCAAGTGACGGACCTCGACGTGGGGTACGAGAATCAGCACCGGAAGGTGCCGGTCTACGTCCCGCCGGGCGGCTACATCGACATCAACGCCTCGTCCCGCTCGATGCTCTCCTACGAGCAAGGCGGTATCCTGAAGTTCACGAACGTCGGGGTCTTGCAGTCTCAGATGTTCTACGTGCCGGAGTCCTACACGACTCCGGCGCTACCCCCGGCGGCGGGCTACCCGGCCGGGGTCTTCGTCTGGAACACAACCGAGGAGACGGCCTACTGGTCCACCGGGGTCGGCTGGACAGTCGGGAAAGCGGTCCCGTCGGGTCCAGCAGGGGGTGACTTGTCGGGGACATACCCGAATCCGACGGTTGTCGCGATTGAGAACATCCCCGTGCAAACGGGTGTCCCGAACAACGGCGATTCCCTCCTCTACAACTCTTTCACGGCTCAATGGGAGCACGCGCCCATCGTCTTTGGCGGTGGTCCTCCAGTCGGCCCCGCTGGAGGCGACCTCGGCGGCCTCTACCCGAACCCGAGCGTCACGGGCCTTCTCTCGAACCCGCTTCCGGCCTCGGTCGCCAATGGCTTCCTCAAACGCAACGCCCTGAACACGGGTTGGGAGGAAGTGGCCTACGGCTCTCTCGCCAACACCGTGTGTGCGGGTAACGACCCCCGCCTCTCGGATTCCCGACCTCCGACCGGCGCGGCAGGCGGCGACCTCGGGGGGACGTACCCGAACCCCGTCGTGGACGGGCTCCAGAATCGGCCCGTATCGGCGGCGGCTCCGGCGGTTGGCGACCCCCTCGTCTGGAACGGCCTCGCATGGGCTCCCGGCTTGGGCGGTGGCCTCGCGGGTGCCTACAACATGGTGCCTACCGCCGTCAACCTCACGGCAGCCCCGTGGGACATCGTGCTCGTCACCACAACGGCCGGAAAGGTCACCATCACGCTCCCGCTCGCGGCCTCGTGCCCAGGCAAGCCCATCAACATCAAGAAGGTGAGCCCGGATGGCAACGTGATGGAAATCGACGCGCAAGGGGCGGAGCTTATCGACGGGCAGCCGAACTACCAAGTGACCGCACAGTACGTCACGCAGACGGTCGTGTCGGACGGTTCTAACTGGTGGATTATCTGAGGTAAATACCCATGACGTACTGGCCGAAAACACAAATCCTCTCTGCGAACACGGGTAGCGTTGACGCTTTCGCCCGGTGGCGCGTCAGCCAACCCGTCACCCTCTTCGATTCCATCAACCAGTACGAGCGAGGCGAACTTTGGTGGTCTGAGAGCACTACCGGCGCAGGAGCCATCGGGTTCACGGCGGCCGAGGCATCGGCCAACCTGAGTGTCACGGGAGCGGGAGACTCGGCTGTCCGCCAGACCTACGAGTACTTCCGGTACGAGCCCGGCAAGAGCCAACTCATCATCATGACCGGCACCTTTGGCTTGGCGGCGGCGAACGTCACGAAGCGTATCGGCTACTTCGACACGGCCAACGGCATCTTTTTCGAGCAGACGGGGGCTGGTATGGCGGTCGTCATCCGCTCCAGCGTGAGTGGGGCTCCCTCCGATGCTCTTCGGTATCCGCAAGCAAGCTGGAACGTCGATAAGCTGAACGGCTCGGGGCCTAGCGGGTTCACTCTTGCCCCGCAGAACTCCAACATCTTCTGGATGGACATCGAGTGGCTCGGCGTCGGCCGCGTGCGGTTCGGGGTCTGGGGGCCGGACGGCTTCCCCATCCTCTGCCACGAGGAACAGAACGCCAACGTCCGGCCCACCGTCTACATGACGACGGCGGCGCTCCCGATGCGCTACGAAATCACGAGCACGGGCGGAGCCGGAACGCTGAAGCAGATTTGCAGCACCGTCCAGTCAGAAGGCGGCGACCTGATTGCTTCTCGGCCGAGGTACTTCGGAGTCGGCTACACGTCCCAAATCGGGGTCACGGCGCGGCAGGCTGTCCTTTCGGTGCGTCCGAAGCTCACCTTCAAGGGCCTCACCAACCGCATCAAGGTGGTTCCCGCCAACTTCGCGATGCTCACGACCACGAACGACAACCTCTGGGAGCTTGTCTACCGGCCGACTTTCACGGGAGCGCCCGTGTGGCAAGACGCCAACACGGCGGACTCCTCGGTCGAGTACGCAGTTCACAGCGGAGTGGGGACGGGGGCCATCACGGGGGGCATCGTCGTGGCCTCGGGATTCGGAGTCGCGGCTCAGGGCAGCTTCGCACGAGAGATTGGGTCGTTGATTGACTTCAAGTACCCCATCACGCTCGACCTCAATGGGGCCAACCCCATCGCGTTCTCGCTCGTTTGCACGAGTCTGAACAACACCTCGAACGTGAAGGCCACCCTCAACTGGGCCGAGAACCACTAACCCTTTATTGTCTGCGCAACGACGAGAGGACACCCCATGAAAGTCACCAACATCTCTTCTGGCCCCATCTACCTGCGGGACTTGAAGTTCGTCCCGCAGGCACAAACGGAAGGACGGAGGGGTGAGGACCGTTACCTCGCTCCGGGCGCTTCCGTGTACCTGCCGGACACCTCCCAGGTGATTCGGTCGGCCTTCGACGGCGACCTTCGCGCCTGGCTCGAAGCGGGAGTCATCTCGCTCAACGACACCATCAACCTTGCCGCGAACGGCAACCCCGGTGATTCGGTGACGCTCACGCACAACCTCGGCTTCGCGCCCAAGGTCACCGTGCTCAAGAAGGTTGGCCTGACCTGGGTGGACGCGACGGGCACGTACGACGCCATCCACAGCGTCGTCCCCGGAATCAGCCAGCCCGTGTTCACGTCCGTCGTCATCACCAACACGACGGCGGGTGCGCTCAACTTCCACATTCGGCTTGGCTGAAGGAGTCCCCATGAGCATCGCTACAGACGGCTTTGGCAGTATCATCGCGGCCCTCGAAACTGGGGGCGGCGGGGGTGGGGTTCTCCCCCCGGACGACAACATCTCGGGCGACTACACGAACAACCTGATTTCCGAGGGTGACGTGTACGTCACCGGCCCCTTGGAAGTCATGGGCTCGATGGTCGTGCGCGGCAACTTCATCAACGACGGGGGTCACCCCGTCACCATTCACGGCGACCTGTACGCCCAGTCCATCAACTTCGACCACGCGGACCCGACGCAGCCGCAGTCGAACCTCCAGGTGGACGGCGACCTCATCTTCACGCAGATGAACTTCCGTCAGAGCGGCGGATACCAAGCTCTTCTCCGCGTCGGCGGCAACCTCATTGGAGCAGCGGGTTTTAGCGGCACCCTCCTGAACGGCAGCGGGGTTGATGGCTCCCTTGGCGTTCCGGGCTCGCCCGGCCTGAGTGTCCTTGTGTACGGCGACCTCATCGTCACGGACGTACAGCTTTACGGCGGGGAGAACCTGGCTGGAGCGGCCGGGAACGGCGGAAATCTCGTCGTATACGGCGACTGCCTCACCGCCTACAACCTCGACCTTTCCGGTGGTGCTGCCGCGAACGGCGACGCTGGCTACGGCGGAACCGTGGACGTGTACGGCAGCCTCTCGGTGCCTGACGGAACCGTGTCGGTGCGAGGTGGTACGGCACAGAACGGGAACGCCGGTAATGCCGGAAACCTCTACGTGGACACCAACTTCACGGGATCGGAGATTTCCGCCTACGGTGGAAACTGCTTCTCCGATAGCGAACTACACCGCTCCGGTAGTGGTGGTTACGTCTACGTTTACGGGCAGGTGACGTGGGCCAACTCCATCACCGTGTCGGGGGGTGACCGCTACGGCACCCTATCGACCAGCGGAGCAAACCCTCCTCCTCACGCGGGCTACATCGAAGCGCGAGGGGGCCTCTCATGCAGCGACCTCAATGCTCGTGGTGGCCGAGTATGGACAGGTGGCTTCGCGCCTCATGACGCTGGGGACGGCGGCACCCTGAGTGTTGACGGTTTCCTGAATGTGGCGGACGACCTCCAGTTCGAGGGTGGCTTCGCCGACGTAGTTGGGAACGGCGGGAACGGTGGCTACGTCAACGTCGAGGGCCATGCTTCCATCGAAGACGACTTCGACATCAACGGCGGTTACGCCGGAAATGGGAATGGCGGGAATGGCGGTAGTGGCTACTTCTACGGAGACTTGAACATCGACGAAGTTCGCCTGGAGGGCGGCTCTGCCACCAACGGTAACGGCGGAAACGGGGCCTACCTCTTCGTCAAAGGCAGCCTTACCTGCAACGAGTTTTACAACGGCGAAGGTGGTGCCTGCAACTCGACCAACGAAGTCCACTCTGCGGGGTCCGGCGGCAGCATCAGCGTCGAAGGTAACTTCCTCTTCTACGGGGATGATGACGACCTCTACCTCACCGGGGGCAACCGCTTCGGAGCCACCACGGTAGCGTACCCCTTTGCGAGTCCTCCGAACGGTGGGAACCTGAACGTGGGAGGGGACTTTATCTCTCGCGCGTCGGTGGACCTCAATGGTGGCGGAATCTTCACGAACTACCTGAACGCGGGAGGGGGGAGTGGCGGTAGCATGACCGTCACTGGGGACTGCATTATCGAGGGCAACCTCAGCCTCTCAGGCGGCCAGGCAATCGCGAACGGCGGAGGCAACGGGGGTAACCTGACCGTGTACGGGCACGCCTCTGTCACCTACAACTTCACCCTTTCTGGGGGTAACTCCGTGGAGTCCGTTCTCACGGGGGATGCGAGCGTGGCCGGTCGTGCAGGGTATGCCACCTTCCGCGCAGGTGTGACTACCTCGAACATCAACATGCTGGACGGGACGTTTGGGGTGGGAGGCTCTGCCCCCGTCTCGGACGTGGAACTGGCGCTTCACGGGACGTGCATGGTGAACCAAATCAACATGACCTCACGCGGGAACGTCTACATCCGCAAGTCCCCGTTCTACGACACCCCCGCCATGCTGAAGGTCAACTTGATGCCGACCAAGAACACCCTGAACGATTCGGCGGGAACGGCGACTGGCGACGTATCGGCAAGCCTGGCGAGCAGCATGTTCCTGACGGGTCCGGGCGGCGTCTGGTACGCGGTGGCCGGTACCATCGTCCCCTGATTCCAGAAGGAGCAAAGCCATGACGACCGTCTACTTCGTCCGAAACAAGCGCACCCGAGAGGTGCTGAACAAGCAGGGCACTTGGAGCCGAGACTTCGGCTCCTACCGACTCGCGGAGTTCGCCTCGGAGGCCGAAGCCACCGCTGCGTTCCCTCCCGGTGTCGAGTGCATCATCGTCAAGCGTGAGCGCAAGGAAGGTGAGGCATGAGCAGCAAGAAGGTGGAGGTCTTCGCTCTCTCGAAGGGCAACCAGTTCCTCGACAAGAGCGATGCGTTCAAGTCTCCGGCCCTGTTTCACGCCAACACCGTGGACTTCCCATCCGAGGATGCGGCGCTCGACAAGGCCGAAGCCCTCGGCCTGCACCTCGATACCATCCGGGTAGTGCGGAAGTTCGCCTCCAAGGCGTGACCTCCGGGTAAATGACGAAGGGGCGGTGAGCCAGACGGCTCCCGCCCCTTTCGCGTCTCAGAAGTCCCCGCCGTCGTACCCGTCGTCGAAGCGGTCCTCGTAGGCCGCGTCGCTGTAGTCGTCGCAGGGACCGTACACGCTTTCAAGCGCGCTCTCGTGGTCCCCGTCCATCTCGCCGGGGTCGGCGTCGTCGTAGTCGGCGTCGTAGTCGCGCTCGACCTCGAAGCAGTCGTCGTCGGTGCGCTCGAACTCGGGGAGGTAGGCGTCGAAGTCGGTGTCGTACATGCTCCCTCTACGAGGTGAGCACGGCGGCTACCAACCAGATTTTTCGCCGACCACGTAATCGCGTGCCTTGCTGACGTTCGCCTTGGCTTCCGCGAGAAGCTGCTCACACCAGGCCGGAAGCTCGTCCTCCTCGTTCAGGAGGGCCATGACCTCGTGGGCAGCCCGCATGATGGCCGTGAGGTTCTGGACGGCCATGTAGGAGCGCGGGGTCACCCCCTCATGCTCGTGCATGACGACGCTCGGGTTCGGGGGCCGAGCTTCGAGCGCGACGGCGGCCACCTTCCAGCGGGGGTCGTTCGGCCGCATGGTCAGTCCTCGTCCGAGAAGAACACCGCATAGACCAACGACCCACGGTCGTAGTCGATGCCGTAGCTCTGCAACTTCAGGTCGTGCTTGCGCGCAAGGGCCTGCGAGAGCCCGTTGAGCACTCGCTCGATTTCGCCGTACTGGTTGTCCGAGAGCGTGTTCTCATCGACCGCCAGGCTGACCTGCACGTCATCCTCGACGACTTGGATGTGGGGCTTGGCGGACGTGCCGGACGTGTGGTTCTGGACGTAGTTCAGCATCTCCTCGGCGATGTCCTGCGCGAACATGCGGAACACGGACTCGGTTTCGACGAACTGCACCTTGCTGAAGGCTTCCTCGACAAACTTGCCGAGATTCTCTTCGATGCCCACCGACATCGCAGCGAGAAGCGGGCTCGTGATGAGGTCGAAGGAGGGGCCGGAAGAACCCGTGCTGCGGATTTTTGCCTGGTAGCCGAGGCTCTCTGCATCCTGCATGAACTCGGCGAACACCTTGTTGATTTCAGCAGCTTGCTGAGTCGTCCCCCGGTAGGGAGCCCAGTGGGCGATGTCCTTCAAGCGAGCGAGGAGCTTCTTCTTGAGGGCGGCACTAAGCGCGGCCGTCTTGCCAGTCGAGGCCGTCTTCCACCGAGGGTCCGAGGTACCGATGCGCCGCATACCTTCGGTAGGGGCATCGAAAGACTAACGCGCCCTAGAGGCAGCGGGCGAGGGACGGGTAGTCGGCCTCCGCGACGATGGCCGTGAAGGCCCACCTGGAGCCCCGCCGCTCGACCCTGAAGGGGTAGACCCCCTTCAGGATGGCAGCGAGGGCGAGCACGTCGCTCTTGCGAGCGTAGGACTTGGCGATGAAGCGGTAGAGCATGGCCGGAGCTTACTCAGGTGACTCTGGAAGGGCCAAGTTGACGGCGGGAGCGGGCCGAAGCCCACCCCCGCCCCCGAAGCCTCAGCCCGCCATGCGGAGGGCCGTCTGGAGAGCCTTCGCGTTGAGGCGCGCGGAGTCGCCGAACCAGAGGGAGTCGAGGCGGTTGGCCTCGTTGCCGCGCTCGTAGCCCAGGTACTCGTTGACCGCGTTGTAGGCGGCCCACATGGTGCCCCGGACGCCCGGCATGTCGTTGCCCCGGCCCTGCTCGAACAGGGGGATGATTTTGCCGATGAGGCGCTCGCTCTGCTCTTCCTCGGGCACCTCGGTCAGCGTGACCTTGGGAGCGAAGACCTTGCGGACGTAGGACTTGAGGTCCTCGACCGACACCCCCTTGCGGGCGAGCGACTTGTACTGCTCGGCCGAAGCCGTGAACTCGCGGTCGGCGAGGTTCATGATTTCGCGGACCTCTTCGAGGGTCTTCACGGCGCGGTTCGTGTGGCGGATGCGGAGGAGCTT